CCGATCACCAGGATGTCGCGGCCGCGCTCGATGCCTAGCTCCGCGAGCTCGCGCTGCGGTATCTCCGCGCGCAGCCGCGTGGACGCCAGGTCGGGGCGGATGCCGCGGAAGGTAATGCGCGGCTTCATGCCCGCACCGCCGCGCGCTGCATCATCTCGACCGGACACTCGCCGACCACCGCATTCGCCCGCAGCAGCGCGCCGTGCCACTCCCGCGAGTGCTCGCAGTCGACGTAGTGCGCAAACCCCGGCACGCCGAGCGTGTAGTGCGCCAGCCTCGCGTCATTGCGCATCGGGTACTCGCCGACGAGGTGATTCCACGTCGACGGCAGATCACCAATCAAATCGGGGTCCAGCCATTCGAAGCGATGCAAGTGCTGCGACGTCGACCGCGCCACATATCCCGGCGTCAGCACCCGCATCGCCGGATGCCCGCAGTTCAGCAGCATTACCGACGATTGATTTTTTTTCGGGTACTGGATGTTGTCGTTCTCGATCGGCGACCCGACGTACTTTCGCGGGGCGCTTGTCCGGTAGTCGTGCTTGACGACCTGCACGGCGTACCGCGAATCGCGCAGTTCCCACAGGTCAGCGACGTCGGCGCGGAACAGCACGTCCGAGTCGACGAACAGCGCCCACCCCGCGAAATCCTGCAAACACGGGATCAGGTAGCGCGACGTGATGAACTGGTTAGTGCCGTCGCGGTGGTCAGGAAACCACCTCAGCGATGCGAGCGTCAGCGCCTTGATTGCCACCGGCACACTCGCCGTTTCGATGATGCTCTGCGTCGCCACATGCCACGCCGCAGCCTCGCGCGGGTCGTAGCCCATCCAGATAGTCGGGTGCACTCAGAAGCCTTCTGATCGTGCCAACCCACGGTTCGCCTGCCCGCTGCCGAAACACGCGGGCGCTCCTGTACCACGGATAAACAGGGAGCGCGTAATTCCAGCTCGGCCTAGACGGCACGAGGACGACGCCGGGCACGCCGAGCGCACCGGCGACGTGGTGAACGGTCGTGTGGATGCCGATCACCATGTCCAACTCAGCGACTAATGCCGCGGTGTCGTCGTAATCCGTCGACTCGACCGCGCGCTTCCAATGCTTCACCGGCAGGCCCGTTGCCGCGATCTCCGCGGTCGGGTCTTTGTACTGCAGCGACACAAAATCCGCGTCCAGCCCTTCAATGAGCGGCCGGAACGCCTCCAACCCGATCGCGCGTGCAGCGGCTTTCGTCCACCTTTTCCCGCCCGACCAGCACAACCCGACCTTCGGCCGCGGCCCGAGCGTGTCGAGCAACGCACGCCACTGCACGCGCCGCTCTGGGTCCGCCACCAGATACGGCGTGCCGGGGCACGACGCGGGCGAGGGCCGGTAGAACTCGGGCAGGCCGGCAATGCCCACGCGATGCGTGATCTCGTGATCGTTCGGCCACTCCACGCCCTGCTTCAGCCGCGTGCCGTAGACCGCGACGTTCGGGAACGACCGCCTAAACAGCCCTTCCAGCCGCGGATCGCACTCCAGCACCAGCGATGCGGCATCGCGCGCGGCATCCTGGATGCACGACGCGTAGACGATCTCGTCGCCGAGCCCTTGCTCGCCGTAGACGAACAGGTTGGCGCCTTTCTCACCCTGCCAGCGCACCTCGTCGCCGACGACGATTTCCTTGCGCCACTCGCTCGCCAGCGTCGCCGCGTATCCCTTCCAGCCGCGCTCCCAATCGCCCAGCGCCAGGCACGCATAGCCCTGCGTCATCCGCGCGCCCATGTGCTGCGGCTCGCGCGCCAGCACCCGCTCGGCATACCGCAGCGCGCGGTCGAAGTCGCCTTCCTCGAGATACGTCGTCGCAATCTCGTGTTCGTACTTGTTCTCGCCGCGCTTGGCCGCTTCCTGGAACATCTGCCGCGCGCGGACTTCGTTGCCCATGCGCTGATGGTTGACGGCGATACCGGCCCAAAGCTCGCCCTTCTGCGGCGCGACCTGCACGGCCCGCTGCAGCACCGCACAACTCAGCCCGTGGCGGCCTGCGCGCTGGAACAGGTAGCCAATGAGCATCAGCGCATCGGCGTTGTCCGGCTCGTCGTTCAGCACCTCGGACGCGATCTTGACTGCGCGGTCCGGGTCTTGATTCATGATCGCGACCGCCGCGGCGATCGGATCGGATTCCTTAGAACTTGCGGTGCGTCGTTCGGAGATAGGCATATTCTGGCTGTCGAAGCCGCTTCATGATCTCGGACGGGTGCGCCGTGTAGGCGTTGAACCCTTCGTTCATCCACCGCAGCACGACCTCGGGCGGAACGTGCCCGACGTGCCAGTAGGATTCCTTGATCCCGTGCGCGCTGTAGTCCGGCGCGTTCTGCAACGTCTTGCTGTATTCGACGTGCGCAGTGCTGTCGTCTACCGACGTCCGCTGCACGAACTTGCCGTCGGCAAAGCCGATCTCGGTCGTGACCCCAGTCAGCGGGTCATGCTCGCGCTGAATGATTTTCATGCATTAGCAGGGGCGAGCCCGAAGGCCCGCCCCTTTTCATCAGACCGACGTCACCAGATCCTGCACCTTGGCGTGCGCCGACGGGTTGTCAGCGACCAGCGTCCACTCGCCGATCATCATGGCTCGCGTGCCGTCACCGACCTTCGCGAGAGTCTCCATCTTGATCGGGCGCAGCCACGCCATCGACACGTATTCCGGGTCGACCGCGAACAGCGTGCGGGCCCGGCAGTAGCGCGAGAGCATGACCTTGTGGTTGCCGAAGTCGGACACGTAGACGTCCACGCCACCGATGACCGCGCCGAGGCTGCGGCCCTGGTTGTTTTGGAAGCCCGCGAACGACGTGGCACCCGCGAACTGCGCGATCTGGCGCTTTACCGACGGGCCGCACAGGATGATCGACGGGTCGCCGCCGTCCTCCCACGCCGCCTGCAGCGCCTGATTCAGCACGTTCTCGGCCAGCGTCGCCTGCGTGCCGTCGGTCGGCGCCGCCCACGTCGTACCCGAGAATCCCGGCGTGGTGCCGGTCGTGTTGTTGGCGCCGCCGGCCAGGATGCGGTTGCCCGCAATCATGGTTTCCAGGCCCGCCGCCACCCGCGCCGTCGCTTTCGCGCCGATCGTGGACGCCTGCGCACCCAGAAGCATCGACTCGATATCGCGCTTCAGTTCCTTGCCGACTTTCGCGATTTCGTAGGCGAACTTCTCGGCCACGCCGTACTGCTTCACGGCATCCGCGGTGCCCGACACCTCGACGATCTTCCGCGAGATGTTGGTGTAGTTGCCCAGCACCACGTGCGTCGCCGCGGTCGCGCTGGTGTACACCGCTTCGTCACCCTCCAGCTGCGAATTCGCAGCCGGCGCGGCGAGCGCGTCCGTCACCCACTGGTGGTAGCGGTTCGTGGCCTTTTTCCGCTTCAGGTTCGTGAACGCCCACGTGTCCATCGGCGAGATGTTGTAGACGATATCCTCGACGTCCTCGGCCATCGTGGACAGGTCGAAAGTCTTAGTCGCTGCTTCAGCCATGATTAACTCCTTGCGCGCATTTTCGCGATAAGCGCCGCCGCGGCATCTTCGACTCGGCCCGTCTTTTTGAGCCTATCGACCGCCTCGGTCGCTTTCGACCTCTGCGCAGATTGAATAGTGTTCGCCGCGCTCGTCTTGAGCGCAGGCTTTGGCGCCTCCGCGGCGCGTTTAGCAATGGCAGGCTTCGCGGCTTGCAGTTCCCGGTATTTCTTGGCGTCCGAAAACGCCGCAACAACCTCCGGGTCGTACAGCGCCGCTCGGCCTTCCGGCGTCAGGTCGCGCTGTCCGATATATTCCGCGAGCGCCTTGCGGGCGCTGTCATTCGCCAGGTCAGGCGCGATCCGCGTCAGCATGGCGACCCCGCGCTCAACCTGCTGCTGTCGCAGCGCGGCCTCGGCTTGGGTCATCTTGCCTGCGGCGTCCTGCAATGCCCCTGCAATGCGGCTCTGCGCGTTTTGCAGGGTCATCATCCTAGCCAGCGCCTTTTGCGCGGCTACCGGGTCGCTGTCGCTGTACGCCTGCCAGTCGATCTGGCCCATGCGTTCGAGCTCCCGCGACACGCTGCGCGCATCCGCCAGTAGATCGGTGTGCTCGCGCGCGAATTTCGACAGTTGCGTCGCCTGTTCGCGCTCGGCCTCGATCGCCTTGCGGATTTCTGCGGCCTCCTGGAATTTCTTCGTCGTCCCGGCTTCCAGGTCTTTAACCTTGCGCTGGATGCGCTCGGCCTGTTCCTGCATCGCCTTCGGCAGCGCGAACTTCTCGCCTGCGACGTCGATCTCGATGGCCTCGCTTTCGTCCGCCGCGCCGTCTGCCGTAGCCTCGTCGGCCTGCTCGGGCGTGGTTTCGGTTTGCGACTCAGCCTCGGGCACTTCGGACTCGCTGGTGTCGTCCGTGGCCGGTTCGTCCGGCTTGACACCCCAGCGCGCTAGAAGCGCCTGCGCTGCGCCCTCTTGATCGTAGCCAGCGACTTCCGGCGTGGCCGGCGTGGTCGCGTTCGTGTTTTCCATGGAACCGCGTAAGAGTCACGCACCAATGAAAAAGGCCACCCGAAGGCGGCCTATCAGCGGCGGTGCGTTTACCGCAAATCAGATCGCGCGCAGAATCTCCCGCAGGCCCAGTCGCTTGCGCTCGGCCTCGAGTTTCGCCAGCTTGCCGTCGGCGATTGCGCGCTTGAAAAAGTCGTCGTACAGCTTGTGGACGTGCAGCAGGTAGCGCAGTTTCTCGCGCCCGTCCACGTCATCCATCGGGCTATTCGTCCACAAGTCGATGATGTGCGCGCGGATGTGCTCCCGCGCCTCGACCATCATCTCGTCCTGCCACAGCCGCTCGGCCTCTGCGGCCCGTCGCTGCGGGTCGGTCACTTCAGCGCATCCCGTGCAGCCCGCAGCCGCAGCAGTTCAACATTCGCGGCAATCGTCATGTCAGCCGCGGTCACGCCCGTTTCACTCAGGCTCAGGCTCAGGCTCAGGCGCATCAAGCGCCTGCTGCACTTTCACGGCCAGCGGCAGCGCCGCCTGCGCGACTTGCAGCCCGCCCGCCTTCACGGCGACATCCAGCAGGCCCATCAGCGCGCGGGCTTCGTCTTTTGTCAGTTCGAGCGTCATGTCAGTACGCCAGGATCACATCCGCACGCTCTTGCGTGATGAGGTTTTGCGACACGAGGTAGGCCAGCCCCTGCACGACGGTGTCCGAGTACAGCCGCACGGTGGGCGTGGCACGCACCTGCGTGAGGAAGCCTGCAACCAATTCATCGGTCGCGGCAGCGGCGGTGATCGCGGCGTTTTCCTCGGCGGTGAACCGCAGCACGAAGTCGGCGGAGAAGATCGTGCCGACGTTATAGGCATCGGCCCAGCTATTCAGCCACTCTTCAACGCGGGCTTGCAGATACGCCTCGGGCGTCGCCGCGTCGGGGAAATTCGAGCCGTGCTGCGCTTGGTCTGCGTCGACCGCTGCGAGTTGACGGGCGTCGGTGATGGTCACAGTGATCATGGGTCAGTCCTTTTGTTCAAGCGGCTAGACACAGCACGTTACTGAGCGTCGCGTCGCCTTTGTTGCGCGTGCGCTTATAAGCATCGACCACGATTTGCGGGTCAAGCATTGCGTTGCGCGGATCTTCGGGGACAAACTTCGATTCATCCCACTTCTCGCCCATGTAATATTGCAGGTTGGCATTGTGTGCGTAGCCGTACTGCGTCCAGCGCGTCGATCCCCAGATGACGACGCCGGCCTTTTTCACGCTTGCGGAGAAGTGTTGCAGGCATGAATCGACGCCGATGAACCCTTCGGCACCTTTGAGCATCTCATGTAGCACCGCCCACGGCTCAGGGCACTTGAGCGCCCCGGCGAATCCCGGTTCATTGGGCAACGTCGCATCGATGACTGTGACGTTGGGATACTCCGCGCGCAGGCGCGAGACGACTTGCTGCGCCAAGTACAGCGGGTAGTTCCGCAGGGGGTTGTGGCTGGCGTAGTGGTTATTCGGGCTCCAGCCGACCGGAGTCTGACCGCCGCTAAACTGCACCATCATGTACTTGCCGGTAACGCCGTTCTTTTCCAGCCACTCACGCGCCTGATCGGCCAGATGCGTGGTGTACAGCTTAGGCGTCATGCGCGGGTCGTAATCGACCCCGAAGAGTTCGCAGTAGGACTCGATCAGATGCTGGCGGCCGAGCGCAAAGTTGCTTTTGTACGGCTCGCAATAGTAGATGTTGTCCGACGCCATGATGCGCGGGTCGTTGAGCGGCAGCGACTGTTCGTACGCCATCTTGACGTCTGGGTTGTACGCAAAGCAGTCGATGTACGGCGTGTAAATCTGAATCCCCTGCCCCGCCTTTTTTGCAAGCTTGGGGATCAGCGCGGTGAACGCCGTGCACTTGCCGATGCCGCCTTCGATTACGTAGGTGTTGAGCATGGCTAGCTTCAGTTGAGCTTCGACTTGAGTTGCGCGAGTTCAGCGGACAGTTCCTGCACGGCCCGTACCAGCACTGGGATGAGCGCCCCAGGCGCAGCAGTGAGGATGCCGTTCTCGCGGGACTCGACCATTCGGACGGTTTTGGCACCGTGCGCCTCGATGGCGCTTTGAGCTTCCTGCGCGATGAAGCCCAGATAGGTTGCGCCGGGGTCTCCATGCACGCGCTCGGTGGAGTCATCGTGCCCTGGCACGCTCGGGTTGATGTCGCAGCGGCGCTTCCACTGGAAATTCACCGGGCGCAGATCGTTGATCAGCGCGAGACCGATCGTGCTCGGGTGGATGTTTTCTTTAAGACGTACATCGGACGATGCAGCCCATGAGGTGTCGGAACCGTCGAGGTCGAGTTCCGCGATGTTCGCGCCGCTGCCGATGGTGATCCGGTTGTCGGCGGTTGCGACGACGTTCACACCGATCGCGATTCGATTCGCCGCCGTCGCAGACCCGGAGTCCGAGCCTCGACCGATCATCGTGTTCCCGGAGCCGGTGGTGATCGTGTCGCCTGCGGTTTCGCCGAGAGCGACGTTGCACGAGCCCGTGGTGTTGGCGCAGAGCGCCTGAAACCCCATCGCGCTGTTGCAGCACCCCGTGGTGTTGCAGAGGAGCGCATTCACCCCCACCGCGCTGTTACTGCCGCCCGTGGTGTTGGCGTAGAGCGCCTGCAACCCAACCGCGCTGTTGTTGACGCCCGTGGTGTTGCAGAGGAGCGCATTCACCCCCATCGCGCTGTTCTGGCAACCCGTGGTGTTGCAGAGGAGCGCACTCACCCCCACCGCGCTGTTATCGCTACCCGTGGTGTTGGCGTAGAGCGCATCCACCCCCATCGCGCTGTTGTTGACGCCCGTGGTGTTGTTGCGGAGCGCACTCAACCCCATCGCGCTGTTGTTGCAACCCGTGGTGTTGTCGCGGAGCGCATTCCCCCCCATCGCGCTGTTGCAGCAGCCCGTGGTGTTGTTACGAAGCGCATCTACCCCCATCGCGCTGTTGAAGATACCCGTGGTGTTGCAGAGGAGCGCATTCACCCCCATCGCGCTGTTGCAGCAGCCCGTGGTGTTGTCGCGGAGCGCATTCCCCCCCATCGCGCTATTGTCGCCGCCCGTGGTGTTGGTGAAGAGCGCATTTACCCCCACCGCGCTGTTAACGCTCCCCGTGGTGTTGGCGCAGAGCGCACTCACCCCCATCGCGCTGTTGTTGCTGCCCGTGGTGTTACAGCGGAGCGCATCCCGCCCCACCGCGCTGTTGAAACACCCTGTGGTGTTGGACTGGAGCGCACCCACCCCTACCGCGCTGTTGTTGAAGCCCGTAGTGTTACAGAGGAGCGCCTGCACCCCCACCGCGATGTTGCAACAGCCCGTGGTGTTTGCAGACAGGGTGCCGGACCCAAGTACCGTATTGTTTGCACCTGTCCCAGCAACCACGGCGCTGCGCAGCATCGTCTGCACAGTCGTCTGCTCGGTCACGCCGCCCTGCACAACGGGGACAAGCTCGGCACCCGTGAGCGGAGTCGTTGCGACGGGGAGCTCGGATATTTTCTTGTTAGCCATTGCAGCACTCGCTAAGTTTAGGACTCAAGCAGGATCAGCCCGCCGTCTTCAGTGAGAAGTTGATCGCCCGTTTCAAGCTCTAGCACCTGCGCCGGCGTTTCGTTGCCGCCGAACGGGCCCTTAGCGCACCACGGACCGCGCCCCTTCCACGGACTGCGCGCTTTCCACGGTCCGCGGCGCAGGAACGTCATTTGCTGCCGATGACCCCGAAGCGCGACGCCACGCCCGAGCCCGCCGTGCGCGTGGCCCGCAGCGCACGCACCGGCGCGTCCAGAACGTCGGTCGACAGCGTGGTGGCGGTGGCGTTCGGCCACGGATACCACAGCCGCCCGTCTACGCTGTACTCCACGAGCACGCTGTCACCGTCCAGCGGCTGCACGTAGACGGTCGCCGGGTACAGCACGTTCAAGTCGGCCGTGACGGCGGTAGAGCCCGTCAGTTCGCCGTGAAATTCGTCACGCAGTCCCATCAATCGCTCCTGCCGGCCGCATCGCGGCCGCTTGCATGTTTGCCTGCGCCTGGATGCGCGCGATCTCAATTCTTGCCTGCGCTTCCAACTCGGCCTTGAAGCGCGCAAGCACCATGTCCTGCTCGGCCCGCATGCGCTCCAGGTCCATCTGCTGCTGCATACGCTGCTGCTCGAGCGCAAGCTCGGCCTGGCCCATCGCCTGCTCCTGCTGCAATTCGGCCTGCGCTTTTTGCGCTTCCAACTGGCCCTTTTGCTGCACCTCGACCATCCGCGGGTCCGGCGGCGGCGCCTGCTGCGGCTGCGGCTGCGGGACGCTCCAGAACAGATCGCCCGACTTGAAGCCAGCAAGGTTCGTGAGCTTGTCGAGCATCGCCTTGACTTTGCCCGGCTCGGTCAGCCCCAGCGGAATCGCCGGCCCGAGTGCGATCTGCAGCATGTTCATCAGGAACTGCTGCTGCTCCTGCCTGTTGCCGTTGCCCAGCCCGACGCTGATGCTCATGTCCGCGCGCTTCACCCACTGGCGCGGGTCGACCGACACGTATTGATTGCGCATCCGCACGATCTGCGGCTGGCGCGCGTGCTTGAGCGTGAGCGCGTGGATCAGCAGGAATAGCTCCTTGACGGCCTCCGCGAACTGCCGCGCGACCATCTCGAGCCGCGCCTGCGACGCGCCCATGATCTGCATGATGCCGGTCGCGGTCTGGTTCAGGCTGTTCGCATCCAGCCCCGTCGTGTACCGCGTAATACCCGTGCGCGTCTCCCGCACCGCGTCCATGTATTCGATCACCGGCAGGCCCGCGCCGGCCGTCTGCGGCGTCGTCAGCGGCATCATCGACGTGCCGGGATCGCCATCCACGCGCACCAGTCCGCCGGGGCGGCTCACCAGCATGTCGTCGAGATTCACCCGCGCCTGGTCGACGGCGAACCGCGGCGCTGCAGACAGATAGGTCGCGTCCAGCACGCCACGCTGCAACGCCGTTTTAATGTCCTGAATGTCGCCCGCGATGTCGTAGACCGACTGGCCGTAGTGCTGATGGGGCAGCGGGAACGGCGCGAACGCAGCGATCGGGATGCAATCCGCGTCCTCGTCCAGCAAGATCGTCTTGCCGACCACGACGATGTGGCGCAATTCCGCCTTGCCCCTTCCCGCGTAGTCGCAGCGCATCCAGCATTCGCGGACCCGGACGCGGCGCATGCTCGGGTCCGACTCGCCCGCGTCCTCCCGATCCCGCCACGGGTTATCGCGGTCGCGAATCTCGGCTTCGTAGTCGTTGCCCGACTCGCCACCGTCGCTCAGATCGTCGGAAACGTCAAAGCCTTCCAGCCGCAACTCGCTCAGCGTCTTGCGCTCGCGCCGCTGCACGAAGTCGGCGTGCGCAAGCGACACCTTGTCGTGCTGCGCGGACACGTAGATGCGCTCCGGCGCCACCACTTGGAACTTCACGCACCCGTACATCACCGACCTGCGCAGCGCCACCGCATGCACCGGCTGGCCGTAGCCGTCAACCGCCGGCAGGTGCTCGACAATCTCGACCTCGGCGTCCTGCGCCAACATCGCGAATTCGTCGTCCGTCAGCCCGGCGTACCGCTCGATAGTCGTGTCCTCCGACTCTTCCCAATGCGCGAACACGTAGCCGGTTTTGCTCACCAGCCCGTCGTGCAAAAAGTCGTGCAGGACCTGGAAGCCCGCGTTGCGCTCGAGCGCAATATGGTTGACGTACTCGGTTTCCTGCTCGGCCGCTTGGATGTCCTCCGAGCCGCGCGGGGCGAATTCGGCGACCTTTTCGCCCGACAGGAAGATGCGCAGGATGCTCGGCTTGATGCTCTCTACGATGTCGTAGACGTCGCGCGACACCACCTGCGAGCGGCCGTCCGGCGCCGGGTTTGTGTTGTCGCCGAGGTAGTACCGCAGGCTGCGGATGCGGTCCTCGGACACCTCGCCCGCCTGCTCGGCCAGCCGTTCCTGCGTCTCTATCGCAAGAACCAGGGCTGCGTTAGTCATTTTTGCCATCACGCGGCCCGCGCAAAGTCGCCGTAAGACGTTTCGGCCACCGTAATGTAAGCCTTATGCGCCGCCTCCGGCGTTTTAAAAGTGCCGATGTATTTTGGCCGGTTATTTAGGCGAATCCACGCAGCATACCCGCTACCGTTCTTCTTGACTCCCTTTAAGCCAACGCGGTTATCTTTCCGCAGTTTAGCGTTGCGTTGATTTTCCGCCGCAGTGGCTTCCCGCAAATTGGCAAATCGGTTGTTCGCTCGATTGCCATCAATGTGATCGACTTCGTTTGCGGGCCACCTGCCCCGCATTACCAAAAACGCAACACGGTGCGCCATAACTTGCCGCCCAAACACCCGGACTCGAACGTAACCGCTTTTAGTAACCGTGCCGGCGACAGACCCCTTAACGCCGCTGGCGCGAGTCACTTTGCGCGTGAACAGGCCGGTTTCTGGGTCGTAATCAAACAGACGCGCAACGATCTCCCGCGCCTCAGCCGCTGGCACTCGGTCTTTGGCTTTCCGAGCATCGTCGCTAGGCAAACTCATACGATTCCTGCGTTGGAATACTTCAGCGGCGCGGCCTTGCCGCCACCATCACGAGACGCCACCGCGGCATAGCGGAATGCGTCCGCGCCGTGGCTGTACTCGTCGTGCAGCGGGTTGCGCTTGAACCCGCCGCGAATGTCATCCTTGTCCCACCGGTAGCGCCGCAGGCACTGCAGCCCATCGGCGCACCGCACCTCATCGAACCAGCAGCGGTTGAACATCTCGCGCGCTGCGTTGATGCCGTCCAGCACCGAAATCTGCGGCACGATCCGCACATTGAAACCCGCGGCCCGCGTGATGTCCTCGATGGACTTGCCAGTGCCTAGCTGCTTGGCCTGCGCGTCGTGCGGCAGCCAGATCGTCCGCAGCACGTAGCCGCGCGACTGCATGTCCGCCATGTACGACGACCACGGCCGCAGATGGCCCTGCATGTAGTCGATCAGCCGGAACTGCTGCCCGACCCACTGACCGAACCATGCCGACGTGTAGTCCGCCCATCCCAGGTCAAAATAGACTTCGACCGGCTTGGTCTTGTCGACCGGCACCTTGCCGATGCGCTCCTCCTCGGTCGCGCGCCGGATCTCGGTTGCGTAGATCGCACCCTCGAGCGTCTGCCGGCAGTTGCCTTCCCAGACCGTCAGGTAGGCGTCGGGGTCCGTTTCCTTCAGGTGCCGGCGCTCGGCGTCAAGCACGTCCGGGAACCACGGGTTGTCGTCCCAGTTGACCTTTGCGACAACCGCGCCGGGCGGCGGCGACAGCACAAAGCGCCGCCAGGATTCATCCGTGTCTAGCTCGGGGTTGAACGACGCCCAAATCTCGGAGCCGGCCTTGCGGATCGTAGGCACCAAGGTGTCCCACGATTCCTTGCTGACCGTCTGCGCTTCCTCCACCCAGCAGATATCCGCGCCTTCGTAGGACTTGATCGACGCGACGTTGTGCCGCAGGCCCTCGAATCCGAAACTCGTGCCGTTGCGGCCGAGAATGCGCGTGCGCTGGATTTCGTAGCGGTCCGCCAAGCCAAGCTGCCCGATCTGGTCGCTCAGCAGCGCGTGCACCGAATCCTGAATGCTGTTCTGGAACTCACGTGCGCACAGGATGCGCAGCGGCTTCTGCGCGCCGAGGATCAGCAGCGCGCGGGCGAATGACCACGACTTCGCCGAGCCGCGGCCCCCGTATGCGACCTTGTACCGCGCCGGCTGAAACAGGAACCGCAGCTTATTCGGGAACTCGGCTTGCAACGGCATCCCGGAACACGACTTCCATCACCGACTCGACCGGGCCGCCGTCCGGGCCGCTGACGTAGTTCTCAAGTGGCACGAGTTTCGGGTAGATGCTCGACCAGAACGCTGCTTCGTTCTTCGGCGACTCGCGCGCCCATTCGACCAGCCGGTCTACGCCGCCCAAGTCCTGCGCCGCCTGCGCGATGACTTCCTTGGCTGCGCGGCCCACCTTGTTGACGCTGCCCTTCGGCCTGCCGGGACCGGGCTTGCCCTGCCCGACTCGTTTTTCCTCGGTTTCATTAACCGGTTCCATATCTGGACTTCCCTCGCGGGTGTGGTCCGCAAAAAAAACGCCGCACAAGGCGGCGTTAACCATCGTTTGGGAGGAGGCTAGATGAACGCTGCGGAGGGTCCGCCGCCTTCGGATTTGAATCCTACAGCGTTTTGCGGTCGGCGCAATTCATTCTAGGCCTTTTCTGCGCAATATTTCCATCAGCGATTCCCGCGCGCGCTCGTACACGACTTCCAGCGGCTCACCTAGCGGCCGGCTGGTGCCCAGCACCGCATTCGACACGGCGTCGCGCTCGATTGCCGACAGATCGTCCACGGCGGCGTCGACCGCCCTGGCGAGCGAATCCTCGGCAGACGAAAACAGCGCCTCGAAGTCGGTAGCGCCGGTGCCGGACATGCCGAGCGACCGCGGCCGGAACCCAAGATTCAGATTCGACCGGCGCAGCCACGTGCGCCAGATTTGCAGTAGCTCGGACAGGCGCTTGTCAGTCATTGCAGCCACGCTAGAGCGCCCCAGGCGGCCGCGGCGGTGTACCCCGCTACCCCCATAGCCAGCACCCGCGGCGAGCGCCCGGAATCGGCCAACCAAAGCTCCAGAAGCACCACCGCGGCGCGGATGCCGCAGTACGCGGCCATAGTTGCGACGTACGTGCTCAATCTCGCCCCGCCATTTGCCTGCGCAGCGCGTTCTCGATGCAGATCAAATGCGCCGCGTACTCCCGCAGCGGACACGTCGCCAGCGGGCCGGCCTGCGTGATTGCACGCGCGGCGGCGTCGGACAGCCACTGAATCATCTCGTCTATGGTCATGACACGTTCTCCACTCTCAGCGTCCACCTGCCATTCGCCGCGCGGCGCCGACCGATGCGAATCATGTGCAAGTAGCCCGCGTCTATGCCGTAATCGGCGGCGATTTCGTGCAGGCTGCGGCTGTCGACACGCATCGCCGCGACTTGCTGGTCCGTGAACCGGGCGTTCGGATTGCGCTCCCCGTACTGATACGTTCCGTGCCGTATCCGATCGGCGACGTTCTCCTTTGGCAGTGCCCACCGAAGATTGTCGAGCCGGTTGTTAGCTGGGTTCCCGTCGTTATGGCAGCAGTAGTGCCCCGGCGGGCGCGCGCCTATAAACGCCTCCGCGACCAACACATGCACCAGCCTCAGTTTGGCGCCCGCCCTTACACGTAGGTGCCCCCATTCATTCGGGCGTGACTTCAACACCTTGCCGCGCATCCAGAACCGTACGCCGTCACGCCTGACCACTTCTCGCGCCACTGAGCGAACTCGGCCAAGATCCGATGCCTCGAATTGTTCAAGCCCTAAACACGGCGCCCATCTTTCCGTCATGACAGATCCACCACGCGCAGCCGGCCGTCGCGGCGCCAGCCCCACACCTCGATCCGGAACCCAGCCTCGCGCACCAGGCCGACCAACGGCGAGTCGGCGACCTTGCGCACCCTCTTGCTGACGCTCGTGTCGTCTGTCGCCTGCACAAGCAAACGTTCGCCCGCCCGAATTGCCAGGACGTCGGCGAAGCCAAACAAATCGACCTTCCACGTCTTGTGCGGCGTACGCTCGTTGCGCTCGACGACCTCCGCGTGCCAGCCCTGCTCGCGCAGGTAGGCGAGGCTGCGTGCGGTGGGCGTCATAGATTTAGCCCGTGCTGCTCAGGCTTTGGCGGCTCGTGCGGGATCAGCGGCGCCTGCCGGTAGGCGTCCTCAATCCGTCGGCAAGCGATGTCGAAGTATTTTGGCTCGCGCTCGATGCCGATGAACTTGCGGCCCATTTGCGCACAAGCAACGCCAGTCGTACCGCTGCCCATGAATGGATCAAGAATTACGCTTGCGTCAAGCTTCAGCATAATGCGGACCATCAGCGCCACCGGCTTTTGCGTCGGATGCTGCAACTGTTCGCCACGCGCAATATTAGCGGCCGGAAGATTTTGAAATAGCGCTGGATCACGAAGAACGGATTCCTGCCGCTTTCCAACCCACTTTGACTTGTCTCCCGTAATGTATATCTCCTCATGTGTCAATTTCCAAGGGAATGCCAAATCGCCCATCCCGACGTGAGACCCTTTGTCCCAAACCAGCGTGATGTGAACGCCGCTAGGTTTCGGACACTTTGGAGACCCGAACCAAACGCCCGCGTCCGCGCGAACTGCAGCAAAAACAGCATCGCGAATTGCCGTGGATTCGTCCCCGACAATAACCTCGTTTGACTTATTAACCGCTACGTTTAATCCATACGGCGGATCAGTAATTACCGCGTCCACCTTTGGCAGCGTCGGTAATATTTCAAGGCAATCGCCAAGATAAAGCGTAGCGTCGCCGATACGCTCAACCCTACTCATCCCCGCCGCTCCTGATGCCAATCGCCGCGGCACCGATCCATCGCCAATTGCACCGCCACCTTCGCCCGCCCCCACCACCGCAGCGTGCGCGGCTCGGCGCACAGCAGCGCGGCGGATGCGTCGTCCTGGCGCGCGTGGCGGCAGGTGCGGCAGGTCATGCGTCGTCGCCCTTCGTCGGTATAGCAACCAACATGCGGTCCAGCGTCTCGTCTAGCGCGCGGCGCAGAAAATCGTGCCATGCGTGGGACTCGACGCGCCGGGCCATTGCCTCAAACAGCGCGTAGCACATTTCCGGCGTCAGCCGGTCTTGCGTAATGCGCACGGACAGCCCGGATGCAAGCATGCGCGCCACGATTGAAATTC